CAGCGACTAATTGCTTCTAGCAACGGATGTGCAGTTGGAGCAGTCCCCCACGCTAATGATGTATTTGCTATTGCATTAGAAACAAATAGCGATATATCGGAAAAAATTATTGAAGCAGTAGTACTATAAAGGAATATCATGGCAGGCACCGGCGAAATTATATCAAACGAAGACTACAATAACATACAGTCAAAAATACAGAATATTATGTTTACTGGAGTCTCAACATCTGGTTACGGGCAAGTTAAAGTTAGTTCTCAGCTAACGAGAAACCCGGTCACCAATACATGGCCCCAAGTTACAAAAGCTCAGTGGGATAATTTAAGATTTGATATTATAAATGCTAGAGTTCATCAAACAGGTAGTCTTCCTTTGATAACCGAAATAGCAACAACTGACCCTATTAGATACGGACCAAATTCTCCAAATTATCAATACAATACATTGACTGATCTAGCAGTGACGAATAGATTTGAAATAGGGCCAGGGCAGTACAGTACTACTTTAAAATCTTCCCAAACTAGAACTACTGGGTGGTCAAGTAGTTTAACATGTACCCTAACAGTATCATTTGGAACTATTGATCAAGCCAGATTCTTTTTTAATAGTGGCGGTAAAATTAGATTTTCTACAAGTAGAACCGGCGGATCGGGTACAGCACAAAATACCGCTTGGACAAATTTGTTAGATTCTGCAGGAGCTCGAGACTTTGGCGGAAACACCGCAGGCATTAATTTTTATAATCTCACAGGATCTTATCAGACAACTTTCTCCTCGACAGCTACTTCTCCGTATTCGTCTAATCGTTATAGAATTGAAGCATACTGTAATGCAAGTGATAACTCAGCAGGAACAGCTAATATTGTTTATTTTAGAATAACATATACCGACGGCTACGTTGATCCTGGAACTCCAGCACCTGGAGATCTTGTTGACGGTACACTGACACTGTCAGTTACCGAAATTAAGGCAGCGGGTACCTTACTTCCCCTAGGCACAGGAGATTGGGTAGTAGCCAGCCCTACATATTCATTAACAAGCATCAGTGGCTCCTAAAGAATTAAATACGTTCAGGGAGTAACGAATGCCTGTAAATGATCTAGTAAGAGTACCAGATTTCAATAATATTAGGAACGTAGCTGTTGCAGTTATGAGCACCGGCGCCGCCACGCAGGGTTACGGTCAACCTATTTTTAGCACTGGCGAAGTAGTTGGAGATTTAGTCGACAAGGCCAATTGGGACGCACTTCGTTACGATATTGTAAATGCAATTGTACATCAAACAGGCTCTGTGCCAACAATAGTTGTTCCTTCGGTAAATGATTTATTGTTATATGATGCTAACCAGCCAAATTTTCAATATCTCACTCTAGCTAATCAAGCAAACACTAATAGATTTGATTTAGGAGCTGGACAGTACGCTACTGAATCAGGAAAAACAAAAACAGGAGTTGTTAGTTTCTCTACATCTGTATCGTCATCAGTTACTATATCGTTTGCTACAGCCGATCAGGCAAGATATTTTTTCAACAGCGGCGGCAAAATTAGATTCACATCGGCATTCGCATCAAGCCTTGGAACTAATCAAAGTACTACATGGGGAACGACATTAACTGCATTAAGTACAGTACCACCTTCGTTTGGTGGAAATTCTCCCGCAGTTAATTTTTATTCGCTAACCAATGTTGATCAACAATGGTATAACCAAGGGGTATCGGGAACATACAGTGCAAATAAATGGGTATTAAGAGCCCGATGTAATGTTAGCAACAACGCTTCTGGCACCGCAACATCGGTTACATTTACATCTCAATGGCAAGACAATTACATTGATGAAGGCCCGCCCGCCCCAGGAGATTTAGTACAGGGTTCAATAACATTAACAGTGAGTCATATCAGAGCTGTTGGTGCATTATACCCTGATCTAATTGCTAACTCGTTTAGCGCACCTACGCCTATATACGGCGAAATAAGTAACCCTGCCTAAAATCAGAAAATAAAATTCAAGTTTTCTCTCCTAATAAATAAACTACATATATTATAGGAGGACTGTTGTATGGAAGACAATTCGTTACTAAAACAGGCTTTGGATTTTTCAAACTTTAAACAATCACTAGCCATCCAAAAAAAGACGCTGAAAGAAAAACTTACAGCTAAAATGACAATTGGGTATAACTCCGGAATTTTTAAAATTGATCATGCATTAATTGCGTTTGTTAAATTGCTAATTGACGAAGGCAGAACAACAGATGTTGTTATTTTAGACTCTAATGAAACTCCGGTATTAGTTGCTGACATCGTTGAGTTTAAAGACAAAATCTTTGATTCATATTTTTCAGCAGTAACAGAATATCAGGTTGAATTTGAAAAGATTAAAAAAAGCAGATCAGTAACAACCCTATTAGATATTGAACTATGAATACCGGCGGATTAATTTTTGCATATAACAGTAGAGATGTTGACTATGCAGTTACGGCAATAATTGCCGGCGGCCTTGCAAAAAAACATCTAAACATTCCATTTAGTTTAATCACTGATGAATCTACAGTAGAGTGGATGAAAGAATCAAAAGTATGGGCCAAGGCAAATGAAGTTTTTGAAAATTTTATTTTAACTGATAGACCTGCAAACTATAATTCTCGTTTACTAAACGATGGCACCCATTCTTCGGTAGTTCCTTTTATTAATTCTGGTAGATCGATGGCGTTTGATTTGTCTCCGTATGATAAGACTTTATTAATTGACTCTGATTACCTTGTCTTTTCTAACAAGCTATCGAAATATTTAGAATTAGATCACTCAGTAATGATTGGTTCTGCAATGAATGATATCCAAGGTGAACGTATTGGGTTTTTAGACAAAACTGTTTCCGATGTAGGTGTACACCTATTGTGGGCAACTACTGTAATTTTTACTAAAGACGCAGAAGCTAAACTATTTTTTAATTTAGTAAAACACGTAGAAAAAAATTATCAATTATTTTCTGATCTGTATAGATACAGTGCTAAACAATATCGAAATGATATTGCATTCAGTGTTGCAAAACACATAATTGATGGGTTTGAAACAGTATTAGACGATGCACTACCTCCTATACTTACAGTACACGACAAGGATATACTAGTCGATGTTAACCAGGATAAACTGACATTTCTTATTACTGACATTAATGCTCCTGATAAATTCGTAGCATGCACAGTTGCAGGTCAGGATACACATGTTATGAATAAACAAAGTATTATTAGACATAAAAATAATTTATTGGAGTTAATATGAACTTTGGCTATTTAATTTTTGCATCTGATAATTCCGATGTTGACTATAACAAACTTGCGTATTCCCTAGCGTTAAGTATTAAAAATACCCAAAAGTGGGGATATAATAACGTAGCATTAGTGACCTCAACACCGGATGCCGTGAAGGAATTTAAAAGTCCTTGGGTATTTGATCATGTCATCGAATGGGATAAAGAAAAAGGATGGGATGGTCGTAGTTGGATGGATCAACTTTCTCCTTTTGAATATACTGTGTGCTTAGATGCCGACATGCTATTCTCTAGAGATATTAGTCATCAGATTGATTATTTTGTTGAAAATTCAGAACTTTATATTCCAGCTAAGTCGTATACCTATAGAGGCGAGGTTGTTTCAAATAACTTCTACAGAACTGCGTTTGAAAAAAATAATTTGCCAAATCTTTATAGTTTCTTTACATTCTTTAAAAATGATAGTATACTAGCTAAAGAGTTCTTTACATTAGGTAGACATATTATTAAAAACCCAATAGAGTTTAAGAATACGTTCTTTCCTGATTTTAAACCTCGTGTTGTGGGAACTGACGAAGCATTTGCTTTGTCTGCTAAAATCTTAGATATACAAAATGAAATATCGTATGATTTAGATTTTCCAAAAGTTGTGCATATGAAACCAATGGTACAAAATTGGCCCTGGGCCGCTGATGTATGGTCTAATCATGTAGGATTTTATTTTAATACAAAAAATGAAATTAAAATTGGAAATCACAGACAATACGACATTGTACACTATGTAGAAAAAGATACAATTACAGATGAGATCATTAGTCTTCAGGAGGAAGTATTATGGCAGAAGTAGATTTTGACGAATGGATTAAAACATTCTCACTTAGTCGCCCAAAGTTTTTTGCAAAATACGAACCCTCTGATGGATCAATTGTAGGGCTGTATCCAGAGCACGTAGTAAAAAACGAATCACATATAGCTGAAGTTGATGACGAAACTGCACAACTAATAAACGACGGAAAAATTCAATTAACGTCTTGCTTTGTTGATTTTGATTCGGGCAATTTTCAAATTGCTGAATTACAAGTTATTAATAAAATTGATGATGTGTTACATAGGATCATTGAAAAGAAATGGTCTTCTTTTGAAGGCGAAGAAGATGTATATCTAACATATAATTTAAAAAATAAAGAATTAACATTTGAATTGTCATCAAAATACAATGGCACAAAGAAATCCAGTAGTAAACAAAAAAGAAAAATTCGCTGGGCCGGGTCGACACAAATGACATTCTTAGTAACTGATTACAATGACCCTAATGTTATAATCCAAGTAGTAACTATGTCTATTGATGATTTAATATCTAACTTGCAAACAGTAAAAATTGATCATCCTTTAGAAAAATTTAGCGTTTATACAAGACGATTTTTTCCTAATTATACAATTGAAATAGTATGAAAGTAATTGAATTTGATGTTGTTTTTCTGAGCTACGACGAACCTAATGCAGATCTTCATTATGCTGACTTATGTAATAAGGTGCCTTGGGCCAAACGTGTTCACGGTGTAAAAGGCAGCGATGCTGCGCATAAAGCCGCCGCTGAGAAATCTGAAACCGAATGGTTTGTTACTGTAGATGCAGATAATATTGTAGATCCAAAATTTTTTAATATTGATCTAGACATGAGCAATCCTAAGATACAAGTCTATGGATGGTGCGGCCGAAATCAAATTAATGGATTACGCTACGGTAACGGCGGCCTCAAAATTTGGAACAAACAATTTGTTTTAGATATGAAAACACATGAAGCCGCAGAAAGTGATCGAGCCCAGGTAGATTTTTGTTGGGAAGATGGATATCAAAACTTTCCTATGAGTTTCAGCGAAAGCATAGTTACAGGTAGTCCCTTCCAAGCGTGGAGAGCAGGATTCCGCGAAGGCGTTAAAATGACTTTACTTGACGGAGAAAAAGTTCCCCCACAGGAAATACAACAACGTATATGGTGGCATAATATCCATAGACTTCGTATGTGGTCAACCGTTGGCTCTCATATTGCAAATGGATCAATGGCAGTGTTGGGCGCAAGGATGGGAACCTACCGTGCCAATTGCACAGATTGGGATTACGTTGAAGTTCGTGATTTTGAAATACTGCGCTCTATATATAATTTAGAAGTAAAATCTTTTGAAAATGACGAATTGATCATTCAAGAAAAGATTGCTGAATTTGGAGAGCGAATCAAATTGGGATTAGGACTTCATTGGCCAAACTTAGATTCAACACAAAGTAAGTATACATGCGATCTATACGCTGAAACTATAGAATTATGTAAGACATATTTTAGAATGTCAGAATATGTATGATATTTTCTTTTTATCAACTACCGCTAATCTAGAAGAATTTTACAGATTAAAAACTTTATATCCTAGAATTCAGCTAGTAAAATCTCCTACGTCTTTTACAGAATTAAAAAACAAATCATTCACTAAAATGTTTTGGGTTATACACGACGACCTAGTTGTGTCTGACAGCTTTGATTTAAACAAATACAAAGTGACAAAATGGGATGATATGTATGTACATGTTTTTAAAAATGGAGAGTACTATGATGGCGTCTGCTTATTTCCTAAATCTTTAGAAATCTCTCAGAGAGAGTTTCACCACAGATTTTTTGCAGCCAAAAAAGAAATTGGCATTCTTGCTAGCACTCCAAACACTTACAACATATACACACCTCATACTTACGAAGAATATCAAAAGATTACAGATGATATGTTTTGGTTAAAATGGACAGAAATTAATATTATCGATGATACTATTTTTAATTTATATTTTAGTCATCATAACAGTTATGATCGTAGAGAAAATCATGT